ATTTGTGTATGGCTCTACTAATTGTATTAGAGAGTTAGAACCTACAGGATTTTTTGGAGACTTTGATGGGTTTGAGGGAAAAGATATTTTACTTGACGCACATAGAAAGTTTCACTTTCGTAAAGTTACTGAGTGGTTTGGTATTCCACAAGAGTACGAATTAAATATTAGTGTAGAATGTCATTCTTACCCAACAGACGAAGAAGTCAGAGAGTATTTGGAAGATATTTTAGAAGATATCAGACCTTTAGTGTATACAATAAATCCTATAGAAGAATAATGACAGAGTATGACGTACATGAAATGTATGCAGAGCAACAACTTAAAGATACTATAACTGCTCTCCATGCCAACAATGGAGTCTTGACAGTACACTTTAAAGATGGTACAATTGAGGTTTG